ATTGCAGGTGGCATAGGCGCAGCGACTTGGCTGGCCATGTACCCGCTGGATTACGCATGGCGTCGCTGGGGAGACCTAGTCACCTTTGTTGACGTGATGCGCGAGGCTCGAAGACAGGGAAGGAGAATCTTCGGCGTTAAGCAAAAGGAGAGCGGCGATGCGTAGAGACGGCTGGTGCATCTGGTCGCCTTGGAGCGGCTATCTGACGACAACGTTTGAGCGAACTCGTAGCGAGAGCATCAAGGCATTCGAGATGGACATTGACTTCCCCTGGCGAAAGTATCGGGCGCAAGGCTACGAGTGCCGGCCGGTGCGACTTGTCACCACCGCGCTTGATGATGCGATGGCCCGCGAGGAGGTGGACCGTGGGTAGGCGGGAGTTGCAATGTTCAGGAGCGCGGGCCGGCCACGCCCTGTGCCGGCACGGGTTCGTCCAGAACGCGCCATGTTTCGGCGCCCGCCTGAACATAACGCCGATGTGCCAGAACGAGGACGTCTGCGCCCGATTCTTCGCTACAACCGGCGGAAAGCCCGGGATCACGTTCATGAAGCCGGCGCAGAGGGAGGGGGAATAGATGACAGAACTAGAATCCTGGAAGGAGTGTATCTCTCTCGGTGCTGATGAATGCGGACTAGAGCTAATCGCAGAGGCTGAGAGGCTTCAGGGGGTACGAGAAGCCGCGGTAGATGTGATCGGCAACGCGACTCGGCGAGAGGATGGCGATTACGTTGTTTCCGGGCGAGCGATGAGCCGGCTGGTTTCCTCTATCGAGGAGGCCAAAGAAGAATGGCTAAAGAGGGCTGCTGATCGCGTCCGAGAGCAAATTAAAGAGGAAGAGGCGTATCTGGCGGCCTCGAAACAGCATCTGGCCGAATTGGAAGCGGCGATCAGCAAAAGAGAGGACGCAGCGAGGGCTGACGCATGAACATCTACGTACCGAACACTACGACAACCGAGCGCGAGAGCCTGCCGCTGCTGGCCCGTCGCCGATGGATGCCGAAGGCCGTTCGCTACTGCTTCCGTAACCGAGACTGCGGGTGGTTCTTCAGCCTTAATACGCCCACCGATGGCGAGTGGGAGTTTGTTTTCCGCATCGCCGACACCGACGAGCACGGCCTGCCGGTGATCCCGCGCACTGCGGATATGCCGGAAGGGGCGAAGTATCGCATCAGCTATACCGCACGGGAGGGTATGTATTACATCGGTATCCCCCAGTTAGCTCTGGAGGCGAGCCGTAGTGGTGCCGTATCTGAGCGCATCGAGGACTACCGCGAGAGCGGGCAGGAGGGGCAGAAGTGAAGGCATACATGGTTCATGACGGCAACCCCGGCGAGAACGCCGCACTGGTGTTCGCGCGCACCGCCGCCCAAGCGCGCAAGCTTGGCTACCTGCACAACGACATCGGTAGCGATGGCTGGATCACGCTTCGCGCCGAGCGCAAACCGGACGCTGATCGGCTGATCCCTGCCGACGCAAACGAGTCGTATCTGGTCACTGACACACGAGTGCTCCGCGAAGCTGGGTGGAGCTGCGAGGGCGATTTGCTGTGTGCCTCCTGCGGGCTAGCAACGATGGACGGCGAGTTTCCGCTTTGCGATGACTGTGAGCAGTGCGCCGAGTGCGGTCACGCTGACGATTGCCCACCGGCAGCACAGGAGGGGAATGAGTGAAGGTATACATCACCCAGCGCTACCAAGTCACCACTGTTCTCGATGTAGACCTTGCTGGCTGCAAGGATGACGACAGCATTCGCTGCGCCCTGGCGTTAGCTTATGAAAAAGCTAACTGGCTGGCGACCCAGGCGCTTCGCGCCGTGCCAGAGGTCAAGGAGGCTTACGGCACCGGGGAGACTGCAAAATTTGAACTAACGCTAGAGCGCCCCGTCCCGATGGCACAGGAGAGCGGCGATGCTGATTGAAAAGTTGCCCTTGCGGGGTCGAGCGACCGTAGCTCTCTTAGCTCTTCTGGTGCTTTTCTGGCTTCCGGTAATTTTGGGAGCAAGGGCAGCTTGCAATTCCCGCCACAGGACTATTCCTGACGAGTACGCAGCGTGGCTAAAGGCAGTTCGCACCTGCCTCCGGGCCATAGCAAGAGGTGAAGCATGAACAACGACAAGCTGACAGCAACAACCGACGACGCCAAAGTCGTAGCGATCCTACAGTCGTTGACGAGATGGCATGAAAAACACGTCACCCATCTTCGACAAATCGCGGAGAACAAGGCAGATAGGATCGTACTAGGCTCCGTCGAGCTAGTAGGCGATATGCGAACCGGATTTGTCCTTGGCGTACAGGTTGCGCTCGACTGCCTGGGCGAGCTTCCCCTCAAGATGGAGAAGAGCGACGACGCCGGCGTATAATACGAACCGGCGGGGCTGCCGTTTTGGTCTTTCCATTAACTAACTATCCCGCTGCGGCGGTAGCGAGAACGGTTGGACCAATATGTTGTGGTGACAGCGGCAGCCCCGCCGCCCCTCTCCTCCTGGAGAACAAGCCGAGAACGTCGGCGCTAGTCCGCCGCTAGCCGGCTGGGCGGCGCGGTGTGTGCCTTGTCAGGAGATTAATGAGTTAAGAGCGAGACACGGGGCCTAACCCCTCAGCGCCCGCCAGGGAAGGCAGCGCCGCAACATTCGCAACAACTCAGCTACATTCCCCCGGCAAGCCCAAGCTGCCGCAGCGCTAGCGCCGGAACACATAGCGGATAGTGCGGTTGTTTGCTCCACTGCTTGGGGCCAATTGAGGACCATCGCAACAGCTAGAGCGACACAAGCACCGGCCCAGCATGAGGCAAGCAACGAGATGCCAAACTTATACCTACAACTCCCGCGCTTGAATTTCATGAGCTGCACCGCCGTGAACAAAAGCGCCGTGATTTGCAGAGTCGCCAAAGTCATCATTTCCGCCCTCTAATGATCTCGAAAATTGTTCTTAAAGCGCCCAGACCCTCAGTCTCAATGGACTTGCTAACCGAAGTCAGGGCGACTACCCCCACAGCCGCTGTAGCAGCGCTAACCAACAGAGTCCAGCTGCCGCCAGCGGCGAGGCCCGCTCCGTACCCAACGACAGCGCTAATGCAGGCGTAAGCCAAGCGTTTGGGCATCGGGTGTTGCTCAGCATTGAGCAGGAAAAACGCACTGCCGAACGCGGCCCCCACAGCTGCATCAGCGTTTATCCAAGCAGCAACAACAAATGCTGCCGCTACAACGAGAGAATCCGATGTGTGAGTCATGATACAGCCTCTTTTCTGGCCCCACTGGTGTAGCATTAAGGCGACGCAACCGCATGGTAAGACCGCTCACAAGTTAACCCAGCTAGTCGCGCTCGGTCAGCTGCTTCAGCGTAGATTCCCGCCATTTCATTAAGCTCTCCAAGCAGCTCGGCGAGCATTCCGGCGGTAGCTCTGGCTGTCTCGCATTCGCCGGTAGTTCCGGCACCGCTACGGGCGGACTCGGCACGTATCTTATCGAGTTCCCCCCGCAACCCGCTAGCAGCGCGACGGGCATTAGCAAGATCAGCTTCCAAGGATTTACGCTTTTCATCGGCCTGCCTCTCTACTTCTTTGAGTTGACGTCGTAGTGCGTTTTCGCGTTCGCGGGCTTGAGCCTGTGCAGCTTCGGAAGCGATCGCATGGTCGCGTTCGAGCGTGGCTATCTGTTCCCCGTAGTGCAGACTTGCCAGCTTCCAGGCGCCTCCCGCACCCAGCGCAAACGCTACCGCGCCAACTACCAAAAGTTCACGCATGGACTACTTCCTCTAGCATGTCTGCCAAATCTTCGGCCAGGGTCATCCTCCGCCGTTGGAACTTAGCCACGTCGTCCGGGTTAGATATAAAAAACAGCTCCACTATGATTCCTCGCCCGCGGCTAATGAAAGCTAACCGGCTGTGTTGCCCACTCGCCTCGCCTTTCGCGCCCCGGTTCCGGATACCTAAGGTCTCGCTGACAACCTCGCAGATACGAGCGCCCAGTTCCAGATGCTCTGGCCCGCTTAGTGTTTCCACACCGCTCACAGACGGGTTACCGAACGCGTTGCAATGGAACTCGATAGCAATGTCCGCGTCCGCCGCCATCACAACAGCCTGAGACAGCGGAAGGTTTTCCCCCTCCCGGCCGTCACGCTGAAATTTAACGCCTCGGGCATCCAGGGCGTTAGCCAACAAGTCCCGAAACTCCAACACTATATCCGCCTCGCGCACACCAGACCCCAATGCGCCGGGGTCGGTGTGGCTGTGGCCTGCGGAGATGAATATGGATTTCATAGCACCTCTGGTCATGTGATCAACTCCTAGATTGAGGGGACAGTTTCGCCCGGCCTAAGGAACATCTCCAGTGAAGCAGAGTACTGCCAAAGCGGGCAGCTCGGGGCGCCCACCATGTCGCCACCTTCGTAAATATCCTCGAACCTGAACAGCCAAGGTCCCTCTCCTTGGGCAACCCTGAGCCTCATCTCGAACCAGAGAGTGCCGTCCTCCAGGTCATCCCTGAAAAAGTTCTCGAAAATAACGGCCTGCTCGCTGTCGAATAGCCATGTCATTCTGTAAACAACGGGGACCGCCGTGAAATTACGACGAACAAATGTGCGCCCTGAAACCATCTTGCTGCGCACGATTGGAGATACCGGTCTAGCCGATACCGATCTCAAAGGAGCGGGCAGTTCATCGGGCCAGATAGGAGTCATGGTGCCACCACTTGGAACTGGAAGCGAAAAGTGCTGCCCATGCCGATGCGCACAAGCGCGATCCACGGGCCGGGACTCAGTTGGCGCTCCACTTGGTAACGATCACGCTGCTGTCGGTAGTACAGCGCCCCGTCCTTGATATAGGCCAGGATGATGTCGGAGTTCGCCAAGTTGAACTGCCGCGTATCGTCCAACGCTACGCGCGGGTGCGACACGTTGCCGGGGATTGCCGTCACCACCAGATCGGAAACGGTCGAGTCATACCAAAGCAGCTTAGCGACGCCCGCCTCCATGAACGCGACGGCGGGCTGCATGTTCTGGTCGAATGCGAGAGACACCTCGGTTATGTCGTCCCCCGTGTAGATCGGCGTGGCGGGGAACGTCGGGGCGGACAGCATGATCCGGTCCTCGAGGATGTCCTCAACTATCTCAGCCGTCCATGTTTGGTAGTTCAGACCCAGCGACGGGTCGTTGAGCGCGACGCCGCCGTCCATGTAGTCAATGTAGTCCGGGAACACCTGCGCCCGGGCGCCGAGGAAGTGCCCCGGCAGCGGCTCGGAGGACAGGCGGTTGTCGGGGAGGCTCATGCTATGCCCTCGCCCAGTTAATCTGAACACCTATCTCCATGACGTCCTCGGATGTTTTAATCAAAGGAGGGTCAAACTCCACTTGGAATGCGTGCCTGGTGCCGGTTCCCGTGCCGCCGTAGTACGACTGGAATACCAGGCATGAAATTCCAGCCGAAGAGTTAGCTTGGGTTAGCGAGAATTGTATATTCCGACTTACAGAGGAAGGGCCAGCAACGCCACCCCCCGTCGAACCGCTGTACGACGAAGGCGATCCTGTTGGAAAGCCATCAATAGGGCCTAATTCAGACGGGTAGTTGTAGGTTACGTTTCTGCTTGTTAACCCCGCTCCGACAAGGTTAGATATGTTAATCCCGGAGTTGGCAGGCCGTCCGATCGTCCAGTTTCCAACATCTGCCGCACGCACTCGGTAATTGTAGACGCCTCCCTTATTGCCCTCGTTCACTAGGGTCCCCGACACGTCTTCAGTTGCCCAGTAGCGTCGGTGCTCCCAGGTGACGCGTAGCTGCTCGTCGGCGAGAACCGTGATTGTTGTAGGGTTCCCTTCACTATCCCTTACGAGGGCCCGGGAAAAAATCGTGCCGGATGAACTAGCGTCCCAACCTGTTGCTAGCTCCGAGACATTCCCTACGACAGCCCCCTCTTCAAAGGTCCACGTCACGCGACGCCAAACAAAGCCCTCTTCGAGATTAACCCCGCCCGAACCCTCATAATTGCTGTCGACACTTGTGCTTGCAATCTGGTCCTGTAACGCCAGGTCAGACGGGGACGGCGGGGCGTTCCCTGTTCCCACCCGAATGTAGTTAAAGCAGCTATTTTGGCCGGTTCCCGGACTGGCGAGACGGGCCAACCCAACGTCTGTAATCAAGTTGGTGAATTCTCCAGTTTTGCGGACTACCTTGCCTGCCCGCAAAACCTCCACGCTCTTAAACAGTCCGCTTACGCCGACTTTGGTATTAATTGCCATTTATATACACCCTCGTTATGTTGCCTCCAACTTCCAGTCGTTCTGGGTCAGAGTGCCGATATGGAATAAGCGTCTTGCGTATCACAAGGCGCTCTACCGACCCGCCCACCAAGCCTAAGACCTCCGCGCTCGGGTGGGTGTAGGGCACAAGCACGTGGCTGATGGACAGTCGAGTCACGTCCCCTCCCACGGCTGCGACCTCATGCCCTGCGCCCATGTCGAATGACAGCGCACGAAGCTGCAGTCGACTAACATCCCCAGATACCGAGGCTGCCTCGGCGGACTGAGCATCCCGCACAACCCTGCGGTCCAGGATTCCGCTTGCATCCCCGCCTACCGTCAGGCTGTCCACTCCCGCATCTACGGGGTAGGGCCTGCTAGTCAAGATAACCTGATCCGGCCCCATGTCATCTTCAAGGTACACGCGGTTATCCATATTAACCGCGTGGAACTCAACGCGATTGTCGCCTGTCGGTCGCACAGACGTTATAAGTGCCTCGTGGACAACCCGGGTTCGACTGCCAATATATACCACGGTCGGGTGGTTCGGGTCATTCGTCACGGGCACGTCAGGCGGCATGGCGGAAAGGGTCACAGTGCGTCCGTTGACCGTTACAGGAATCGGTGGGCTGGCAGTGCCGTCTGGTCTGTGGATCATCACGACAGGATCGCCGTTTACGGGTAGCACTGTTTCGGACAGTGTCAGCGTCAATCCGTCGTGGTCGACAACGAACGCCGACTGACCCCATTCGGGGATGCCGTCCTGCAGACCGACGTAGTCCATGTAGTGCGAGTTCATCGCCGCCAGCTCGGTCGTCCCCTTGTAGACGGTGCGGCGATACGCGGCCTTCCGTCGCCTGCGTGCCGCCAGACGCCATGCCTGCGTGCGGCCTGTCACGCCCGGGGCCGTGATCTTCTCGACACGCAGCCCTCGATCACCGATCAGCCGATAGGACTCGGTCATCATGCGGCCAGTGATGCGGTCCTTGTACTCGATATCCACGCCGTCGATATCGTCCGGCATGACCGTCTCGGTTGTCTCGATCAGCGGAGACACCAGTTCCTGCGGACTGTACACCCGCGGCGGCGTGCCCATGCGGTAAGCATCCCTTGCAGCGCTGATCAGACCGCGTCGGATCGTCAGTTCGGCGAACCCGGCCTGCAGACAGTAGCCAGCCACGGTCTTGAGCGTCGACGTAGTATTGACGGACAAGTCGAACGTGTCCCCTCTATCGTGCCAGATCCGGTGCAGCGCACGGATGTGGTCCATGTCGATCAGCTCCCGCCCGTAGCCGACCGACTCCATCATGTAGACGAAGAACGGCGCTATGTCGCGGGTCGGCTCCATGACCTCCGGGTCGTCCAACGTTGGCAGCATGCGGGTGGGTCGAACGGCTATCTTGTTTTCGATCTGTCCGGACACCTTGTCGCCGGTGCGCATGCGCACGTGCAACAGCGTCATGCCGGGATAGGATGTGGGAGCGCCGACTATCCGGGAACGCAGCCCCGACCACTGGTGCTTGTCGATGCGCCTCGAGTCCGTGCTGGGTGCGCGAGAGGCGCCGACTCGGACCTCGACCCTCATCGGGCGCGGCAAGTCCACGCGGATGGTGAACCCGATCTGGTCGGGCGTAGCCTCGGAAAACCAATACGGGACAGTCTGCCACTCGGTCGTGCCCAGCTCGCGCCATTGAATCTGACCGTCAACTGACCTCTGCCGCACTTTGCCCTTTTTATTGTAGGAGATGAGGCCGTTCGGGAAGAAGATGTCGACCTCGAAGGCATCTGCCAGCTTGCCCTGCGGAACTGCGGTAAAGGGGCCTATCCAGCCGCCCGGCAGTGACTCTCGATCCACCTGAACTGTAGAGGTAGCACCGGAAACGCCGTCAGGAAACCCCGACCAGAAGTCGATACCAGGCGGACTGACGGTGATGGTGTTGCCGCTGATCGACAGAACCTCATAGAGCATGCCCGCTCGTCCAGCAGCAGTCACCTCCGTTCCGGTGCCGAAGTCGGCTCCGCTCACGACGTAGCGCGTAGGTACAGCAGGTGTCGCAGCAACCCCTGCTGTGCTGGTCGGGGTGCCCAAGAGGTCTGCCACGTCGCCCGAGGCAGTGATGCTGCCTCCGGTCAGCGGCCCTGCCTGATACAGCTCCAGAACGTCGTCCTCGGCTCGCGCCTGGATCGGGGAGCCGTTCAGCTGGCTGTTCAACACAGCGACCAGCTCGGCAAGTCCGTCCACGTCGGTTGTCAGCAGCACGGTGTAATCGCGGCCACCGAACGTCAGAACTAGCGTGGCGGGGGTGGTGCCGAAGTCGTACCGGGCAGGCGCCGTCGAACCGGTCAGGCGTGCGGGGGAGCCGGGGCTGCCCCCAGCCGGCGGCAGAATGGCGGAAATGAAGTACTCGCCCTCCCGTTCCCCCGTCAGCTCGATCTCATCGCCGGGGGCCAGCTCCAGTGAGTCCAGCAGCTCCGACGATATCGCATTCCCGTTGAATGTGACTGGGTGCGCCGCCTCGACCCGCACCATTATGCCAGTTTCCCACGAGGGCGGGACAGGGTCTGACCCGGTAATCGAGTTGCCCGCGAACGTCAGCTCCGTCAGCGGTTCGTCTTGCCCGGGGACCTGGGCAGTTTTCCCCCAGTATAGCTGTACCTCGGTGCTACCAGCCAGCCCCAGCGTCAGGCCCGCGCCGCCCATGTTAGTGAAACCGACCTCCTCGGGAGTGTGCCACCACTCATTGTAGGGCGCTGGGATTGTCTCACCTGGTTCGAAAAAGCGCAACTCCAGATCATCGCCCAGCGTGGTGGCAGGCGTGTCCCCCACAAAGACCAGGTTCGGCGCTTTCTGGTAGTGGCCCCACCCGAGGCAGAGGAGAGAGTCGACCCATTGCTGGCGTTTGTTCACGTAATACCGGCGGGGCGGAGCGATGTAGTCCGGGTGCACCAGCGGGGACCCGGCGATCTGGGGGATGGGGTCGCCCCAGCGCACTTGGTTAGCGAACAGACCGGGGCTTTCCAGGGTACTGCCCTGTCGTTGCGCACGCGGCTGCTCGGGTCTGACCAACATCGCCATCGCCACTGCTGCCAGCGCCAGACTGATTGCCGCGACCACGCCCACCTCGACGCCCTTGGCCTCCAGGTACAGGTCGAGCTGGTCATCGGGGCCGAAGAACGTCAGCTCCCACTCGGTGTGCTCGACCAGCCGACCGTTGAGCCATGCTGTCGGGTGCCTGTCTGTTTTCTCAGGGGCGTACCCGGGAGCGACTGACCTGATCCACTCGGCAATGCTCAGGCGCTCGGTTGTCTCGTGCGTTTCGAGCGGCTCGCCCTCAAGCCGGCTCGGGTAAATCCGGATCGTCATAGAATTTCAGCACCCGCAACTCGTAATTTTCCCGAAACCGATAAAGGGGGATCAGTCTTGCATTTTGGTCCGGGTTTATCTCAAGGACGTGGAGACCCAGGCCTGTCCGGTTGATGTCATGCACCACGAGGCCGACGTGCATGCAGTGCCCTGACAGCCGACGGAGGACCGCCACCACGCATCCCGGCACCGGCTTCGGTATCTCGACCATCTCCGCGATCTGCTCGCGGTAACGGGCGGTGAACCCCTCCGGGTCGTGCTGGTACTCGCCGCCGCGACTAGCCAGCAGCTTCCGTCCGTACAAATCCACACGGGCCGCGCGAGCCAGCCCCCAGCAGTCGTACAACACGCGCCCGTCGACCATCTCGCCCCGGGCGCCGTCCTTGTAGACTGCCGTCAGGTATCGCTCGATCATTGCGAGAACTCCAGGCACGGAGCCGTGTTGCTGTCGTACACTATCCTCGGCCAGCGCATGTCGATCAGGTCGAACAGCCCGGCAGTCACCTCGATATGGTCCATCTGCGCGCTGTACCGGCGAGATATCAGGAAAAGCGGCGGCTCTGCCGGCTCCGACAGGTCGCTGTACAGGTAACACCTATAGACCACACGGACAACGGCCTGTGCCTCCTGCGCCTGCCGCACCAGCCGGGTTGCCTCTGGGCGCACCCCGTCGAGCGCGAACGTCAAGTCCTGCGCCCCGGTGGTGTCCCGTTTTGGCAGTGCCACCGCCATGCCTGAGGCCCTGGCCAGCAGCTCCCGTCCGTCCTCCGTGGTGATGGTGTGATCCTGGAAGTCCTTTACCAGAACAATGGGGTCGCTGCCCCAAGCTGTCGAGGTCAGCTCTATCGTGTGCAAAATCACGTCCCCGCCCTGGGCGTACACTTGCGCAAGAAGCGACATGCTTACCTCCCTTGGGGTTGCAGGCCGAACTTGCCCTGCACCGCGCTTGCCGTGCGTCCGCCGGCATTAAAATCGGCGATCCAGACATCAATAACGTCTACGCCATCCTGCCCAGT